GTTCAACCATTCGTTAAAGGTCTTACTGAAGAAGATGAAAAAGAAGAAGATGAAGAAGAAGACGATGAAGAGCAATCTGAATCTAAAGAATCTAAATCTAAATCTGATAAGTCTGAAGAAGAAGACGAAGATGATGATGAAGAACTTAAAGCAATGAAAAAAGAAGACTATGGCATCGACATGACTGATGACATTGAAGCTTTAGTTGCTGACGAAGATTTATCCGAAGAATTCAAAACAAAAGCTAAAACAATTTTTGAAGCTGCAGTTGCATCAAAAGTTAAGGAACAGATTACTAAAATAGAAGAACAGTATCAAACTGATGCCGAAGAAACTATTGAAGAAGTCAAAAAAGATTTAACTGAAAAAGTTGATTCTTATCTTAACTATGTTGCAGAAAACTGGGTTACAGACAATGAATTAGCAATCGAGAGAGGTCTGAAGACCGAACTCACAGAAGATTTCATAAATGGTTTGAAAAAACTATTTGAGGAACATTACGTTGAAGTACCAGAAGACAAGTTTGATGTAGTTGAAGAACTAGCAGGAAGACTTGACGAGACGGAAGATAAATTGAATGAAGAAGTAGCTCAAAATATTTCTTTATCTCAAAGTATTGAAGAACTTAAACGTGAGAAAATTATCAGAGAGGCCTCAATAGACCTAGCTGATAGTGAACAAGAGAAGTTAAAAGAACTCGCTGAAGATATTGATTACGAAAATGATGAAAAATTCCAAGAGAAGGTTTCAACATTGAAGGAAGCATATTTCAAAAGTGAGAAGCTTGAAGCAGTCTCTGATGATACCAACGTGGCCTCCAGTGATACTGATCCATTGAGTACTGATGAAGTACAAAATGCAAATCCAAGTATGACTGGTTATACTGCCGCAATAAGTAAATTTGCTAAGTTAGATGATTAATTTAGTAACAAAGAGGGGGATATAAACAATGTTTATGTCAGAATCACTTCAAGAAAAGTGGCAACCAGTCTTAGAGCATCCCGATCTTCCAAAGATCGAAGATAGCTACAAAAGAGCTGTTACGTCAGTTATTCTTGAAAACCAAGAACGTGCAATGAGAGAAGAATCTGGTGCTTTAAACGAAGCGCTTGGAGCCGGCACTGGTACTGTAGTAGGTACTGGAGCAACTGCAACAGCAGCTAACTGGGATCCAATTCTTATTTCTCTAGTTCGTAGAGCAATGCCTAACTTGGTAGCATATGATATATGTGGTGTACAACCTATGACTGGTCCAACAGGTCTTATCTTCGCGATGAAGGCAAGATATGTTGATTCCACGTCTGCAGTAGCAAGAACAGAGGCTTTATTTAATGAAGCTGATACTGACTTCTCTGCAACAGGTACACATGCAGGAGCAGATCCGTTCGCGGCTTCTTCAGCAAACGCAGCTATTCAAACAGGCTACACAACAGGTTCAGCAGATGCTACAGCGACGGCTGAAATTGATGCGTCTATCGCAGAAATGTCATTCACAATCGAAAAGGCTACAGTTACGGCAAAAAGCAGAGCGCTTAAAGCTGAGTACACTATAGAACTAGCGCAAGACCTTAAAGCAATTCACGGCCTTGATGCAGAAACAGAACTAGCAAACATTCTATCTGGTGAAATCCTAGCGGAAATCAACAGAGAAGTTGTTAGAACAGTTAATGATCAAGCCAAAATTGAAGGTGTTGCATCAGAAGCAAACTTAACAGGTACTTCTGTTAACGGTCAATTTAACCTAGATGTTGATTCATCTGGTCGTTGGTCAGTTGAAAAATTTAAAGGTCTAATGTACCACATTGAAAGAAACGCTAATGTTATAGCACGACAGACTCGTAGAGGTAAAGGAAACTTTATTCTATGTTCTAGTGATGTAGCGTCAGCACTTGCAATGGCAGGTGTACTAGACTATGCTCCAGCATTATCAACTAATTTAAATGTTGATGATACTGGAAACACTTTTGCAGGTGTCCTTAATGGATCTCTTAAAGTGTATATCGACCCATATTACGCAAGTGTGTCTACAAGACCTACTGGTGTAACAGCTGGTGAAGGCTATTGTACAGTTGGATATAGAGGATCAAATCCGTTTGATGCTGGACTATTCTATTGCCCATACGTCCCACTACAAATGGTTCGTGCAGTTGGTGAAAATACTTTCCAACCAAAAATCGGTTTCAAAACTCGTTACGGCATGGTTTCAAACCCATTCGTAGGAGCGACTCCGGCTAATGG